AGTGGTTTTTAACGGAAAGTTGCCCGTCTTATTTTCAGGTCAAGTAGTACTAGATGGTGATAAAAGTGATTTAGTTATGATTGGACAAAAAAACATTTGTTTAGGTTTAATTGCCAAAGGTGAGGCAAAAAATGACACTTCGGGCTTCGTAGTAAACAAGAATTTCAATTTAACAACTAAAATATAATAGCATGAAAAATATAAAAATCACACTATCTCAAGCAAATAAGATATCTCAATCAAATAAGACTTTTATAGTCATCAATTTATATCAAGATGAAATTATACATTACAATTTAACGAACGACCTACACAGGTACTATAAAAAAGGATTGAATACCTTCCGATTAGTTGACGATATAAAAAGCCAAATTCAAAATATCTTTACCACTAGAATAACAATTTAAAAATACACTACAAACAAAATTAAAATAACCATCTATTGAATTAGGTGGTTTTTTTATGCTTAAAAATACTATCTAGAATGATTATAAATAAGCTATTAATTTTATTCTAACTATCTAGTAATAATATACAAGTATAGAGACGAGGTTTAACCCCTTCTTTAAGATACCTCAGCCCCTCTCTAAGACACTATCTCTACTCATAGGTCCTCTATATCCATATCCATATAGACCCCTTTATATAGGCTTATATTAAGTCATGTAATTAAAATGATATAACAAAATTATTTGTATGACAATGTGGCATCGATTAAAAATATTTTATCTACCCAGCATGACAAAGTGACGTAAAATGAAAAAGGGTAAGGTTGAGTAACCCACTTTTATGAATTCAATGACTTCGAGTGGTATAGGGCTAACCTCAGCGGATAGTAAAATATCTTTTGTGATTAACCCCTTGTTTAGAATTTGGTAGCGGATAATTTTTGAACTTGGTTAACGGATTGCCGAAACCACAAGTGAAGGCAAGTAGTGATTATTGTCTAGCCGAGTTTCTACGGACTGTGTATACGCTTTTTCTATTGGAGCGTTTACGTGTTGATTTCTTTGGTGTTTGATTTTCACCAGTTTTATACATCGCCACTAATTCGTTTAGTTCTTCTATAACCTCTTCAGGGTATGGTTTGTCGTACTCGCCTTGGAGGGCGATTACTCTATCCCATACTAGCCTTCTCCATTTGCCTAATGTAGTTGTTTTTCTTAATGCTCTTAATCTTCTCATTGATGTTGCCATATGATATTAATTTAAGTTTATATTAATTGAATTATAATTTGTGAAGTAATATGTTTTGTTCTCGTTGTTATACACCTCTTCCTTCAAACAGTACTTTTAATTAAAAAAATAACTGAATAAGATAAGCTGAGATGCCCTCTTTTGCGTAACGTCATTCAAACTCCCTTTCTGGAAAAACTAAGGCTACTTACCCACTCGTAGCTCCTGTTACTGGTTTAATCCTATCGTATGTATCAAGGATGGTATCGCATCAGGGGGAAACCTGAACCTTGCGTTATGTAATAATACTAATAAATAGTAAAAGTGTTCGCCTAATTATCAATAATCTTTCTAATTTAGAATGGTTCTAAATAACACAACTTAGTATTGTGGCGAAGATACATTTTCATAGTTGCCTCTCTTACTGACAACTTAGCATTTCGGCATCCTTGAAGAAGGATACTTATAAGTATAATTAAAACTATTTTTTTATACATCTCTTTATCTTATTGCGTACTCACCAGTTTTCTTAGTTGCTAAATAGAATACTGCGTATCGGATTGCATCCATAAAGTGATTGTACTTATCGATTGGAATAGAACCTTTCTCCTTCCACACGTAGTTATTTAATTCTCTAATTACTGCATGGGATTGTGGGTCTACAATGAATGTGTAGTTACGCATCAAGGCTATACCACTCAAGATAGAACCTTGCTTTTGTTTAGCTCTCACCATATTACATCCTGCATCTAACAGCTCGTCTATTAGTCTAGGCTCGTGATTATCCGCGACAATTAATCCTAATCTTGCATATTTACGATTTAGCTTCTCAATTTGAGATGTCTTTAACCCTGCTTTTCCGTAGCACTCCTTGATATAAATCTCTTTCTTATCCTCATCTATAGAAACTTTCACAAGTGTAGTTAAATCCTTCGAGAATCCAAAATCCTGACCGTAGCAAGTTTTAGGTAGTTCAACGAAATGACCTTTCTTCCAATTGTCATAAATTATTCCCTCAGCTTGCTCTTGCCATCCTCCCATTATTACTTGTTCGTACTTGGTAGGATTCTTCACTTTCATTTCATAGATACTCTGTAGGAAACTTTCGGGTAAATGCTCTTTATTATCCTTGTATGTAGTGTGAATGTATGTAGTATCTCCATAAACTCCATTAAAACCTTCATCTACACCTCTAGATTCGAAGAATCTCTTGTATATCCAATGGTCTTTAGTGGCAGGATTCAGGATAATTATTACCCTATTCATCCCCTTATTACTCCTAACTGATAAATCTATCTTGTCAAATACTGCCTCATCGACCAATTCCTCAGCCTCGTCAACAACAAATGTAGTGATTCCTGATAAAGATTTAAGTGATGCCGTCTGATTACCAGAGGATGTTTTTATCCCCTTAAAAATAATACTAGATTCAGTTGTCTGATTAATAATCTCGTCACGAGTGACTCGGAAATCAGCATTAACTCCCATCAAATCTATCTTGTCGGTAAACTCAGGAATAATTGAGGTATGTGCCGATGTCATAGTGTACCTAGTAAACAGTATCTTATGATTAGGCGTGTAGGTTAGGTTATTTAGAAATGTATTTACTCCAAACGACTTACCAGACCCTCGACCTCCAGTTATAACGTAATACCTAGTTGTTCCCTGAAATAAAGGAATGTATTTCTCGTGGATTTGTATCTGACTCATTCTTCTTCTTCATTATGCTCAATATCAATCGTCTTTTCTTGCGTAGTCGGAGTTACATTAAACTGAATGACTGGTGCTTTAGTCGCAGGCTGATGCGTTTTAGATGCATCGCCTGCTTTACCATACTGATATTGCATTAGCATCTCCATAGCTCTCATATTTCCACTTTGGGCTTGCTCGGCAAGTGTATCCCATATACCATCTTCACTGCCAAAAATACGCTTAATAGCGGTCTTGGATAAGAGTTTTGCTCTATCCTTCTTGGCTTTTGTTGGTTGAGGTGCAGGCAGATTGTTAGGCTTTGCTATCATCTTAGTCCTGCCTTTACGCTTATTATACGTTCTGCCATCATTTTTCCTCTTGTTATTATTATTCTCCATACTATAATACCACGCTCTAGCTGAATTGTTCGCATCTACACCTTTCCTATTTCTTTTTTTACTTTTTGCCAATATTTTCTAGCTAATATCGATAGATAAGTCTCTAATATCTCATCGACACATATCAAAGCACATTGTTTTCTTTCATCTATTAGTAATGAAACTCCAATAGTTTCTAAATCAAACCTCTCAACTAATTCCTTCGCCTTTTCTTTTGGTGTCATATCTTTTCTGTTTAATTTATTAGTGATGATATACGGAAGTTATGTGTAATTTGTGAATGATATATCATACCTTATCGGGTATATTTTTACTTAATGAATGACTTATCATACCCCTTCGGGTATAAACTACACATATAAAAAATTATTTGTTTTTGTAATCTTGTATAGCAAATACTACTTGCCAAAAAATCATTAATCCTATATAAATACATAATCCTATATCCATAACTTTTCATGTATTTTTACGTTATAAGCAATTAAAAATCCTCAAACCAAACTCTATTAGTCCAAGTATTAAAATATTGGTGTTGTCTTGTCGTGTAATTTGTGCCTATTCTGTGTTTAAAAGAACTTCTTACACTTTTCCAAAAGTATTTTATCGTTTTCATTTCTATAAATTTTTATCAGTTATAAGAATAAATGTAGCGTGTAATTTATCTACAGTTTCAACCTTTATTCTAGCTGTAGGCTGGTATATTGGTTCAACAAAATAACCCTTTAGGGTTTCTAAATATCTTACTATCCATCCTTTTGCTTCAAGTTCAATATGTGAGTATTCCATATTATTTTTATCTCTTTCAAACCCTAAATAATCTAATACATTTGGGTTTATTTTTTCATTTCCAATTTCAGTCATCCTTTTTTACAGTTTTTAGTGTTCAGGGCATCCATCAAAACAAGGGAAGCCACAAGGTTTTCCAGTCTGAACACAATTGCTTTTTTCAACTTTCTTAAATTCTTCGATTAATACTTCTGTGGCTTTTCTCACTTTGTTATCAAACTGTATTATAGCAAACTTTTCTTTATTTGTTAAATCAGATTTTATAGACTGTCTAATAGTAAAATTATACAGAAATTTTATTAATCGATTTATTTTATTAATAACCTTTATTTTCGGATTTACTTTAAATATCATATTTTAGCAATTGCTCTTTTAGTGCTTCCCAAATAAGTTCAGGGCTATTAAATTCTGCTCTAAATTCATCTTCAAAAGTATCTTCAATCTTACTAAACTTTTTTATAAATTCTGCTTTTTTCATCTATTTATTCTAAGTTTGTGCCATGTATTAGTATAGAAAAGCTACCATCATGCACTTCTGTTTCTGCCCACTCACAATAGCTCTTATCCATAGGTGTAGTCCTTCTCGTGCCATAGTTTATTTCTATTCTTTCTACTACTGCACCTTGTTCTTTAAGAAATTGTAAATATTCAATCGCTTGTTTAATATGGTTTCTTTCAATAATTATTTTCATAATCTGATTTTATATCTTTTTTTGTTCTCCTCCTAGTTTCTCGTACATATGAAGGTATAATTGTTCCATTTTATCCCATAGTTCATCATTCTGCTTGTAGATTTCCTTCCCTTTAGTGGGAGGATGCCCTTCTCTTGAGAGTTCTATGTAACAGTCAGGAAGGGTCTTGAAACTCCTGCTCTGACCTTTAACTACAACTGGATAGAACTTATATCCCCTATCCCAACAGAATTTTATTGCTCGGATAATTCTCCAATCGTGTTCCTCGTCATATTTTTGGCTACGACTCTTCTTTTTGGCTACCATTATACTCCAATTGAATTGTCAACTGTTTCAATCAGGTGTCTTAGGTCACTTTGTTCCCATTCACCCAATTCAACTCCATTAATATTAAGTTTAAAATGGTCTTTTCTGCCCGAAGGTACACAAGTTATGCTTAC